CGACAGCCATGATGGGAGTAGTGAAATCCCATCTGTCCTGTGTCATTGTAACACGTGAATTGTACTCTTCCAACTTTCTGAAATGGTTTTCAGTAAGTTTACCAAGGTTTGGCAAAGGATCACTCTGAAGCATTCTGTGATAATGCTCAAAAGCTTTCCATGGATCCAACTGCCTCTCCCTGGCTTTGCGTACAACTCGTCTACCACCAGCTGTTATTGTCTTTGCATTTAATGCGTCGAAAATTGGCATTTCGAAACGCACCAAATTGTCATAGACATTGTCAGTGAGGTCGACCTGTGTTTTACGCGTAAGAACTGCTTCAGTTATGGCGAACCGGAAAACATAAACTTCTTCACAAGATCGTATGCATTCCCAAACGAGGGTATGCTCACCATCCGTGTAGAATTCATCATTCAACCACGCCATATCTGAATGTACGTAGGATTGATGGTTTCCTTTGGTTACAACCTTAACCATGCCACCATTCTTTACATATGACATCTCTCCATCCATAATCTCACCCGATTGGTGAGGGTATAAATGGATCAATGCATAATGTAACTGTATTTTCTGTCGTTTAATGCACTTGATCATATCTTCTGGTGAGATGTAGTATAACGAGTGCACTGACATTGAAATAACATGGTCGCATGTGCAAGTTTGCCAAGTATGGTCACAATTCAATTTCTTTGGTAAAGCAAATCTACGAAGAACATCCTTCGCTTCAAAGTTTGGAATGCAACTGTGGATGAAATTTCGTTTAAAATTTTTGTGACGCTTGGCAGCTCCCCCAACGTCCAAAATTAGACCATCTGTAATTCTGGCGTTGATGAAATCGGTTTGTATCTCTTGAATTATGAAAGCTTCCAAAATTGATCTGAATGCAGCGCATAATGGATGTTTGTTATAACAATTAGTACGCTTAACAGTTTCAAGTTTGGTTTGATGGTATTTGCTCAACAAATCGACTTTTTCTTGCGTGTAATACAACGACTTAGGGATAGAGTACTCAACCTGGTTGAACAACCTGGTTGGGCACTTGTCAATAAGTCCTTGATACGTGGTAATCTTTATCGCTGGGAAATAACCAACCTGGTTATTTCGCCTTGATTTCTTAAATCTTTCTTTAGATGATGCACTCTTTACGGATGCTACATCATCTTGGGTTTTAAATTCTGGCTTAAAGGCCACTTCGTCTTTGACGGTATTGGATAAAC